GATTGTCAATATTTTTTGTCCATTTTGCAAAAACAATATATTGCCCGCGTTGCGGAAGAAAAGTTGCCACACACGATGGGCGTTCAACAATGCAAATTTCTGTTGAGTGCAGAAAATGCCACAAGAAAGTTGTTTTTTATCCGGAGAATGGAAAAACAGAATTAAAATCTCTTCCGTTTCGTGCAACATCCAGCGGAATGACCTTTATTTAGGAGAAAAAAATGAGAAATGACAAATCTCTCCAAGACCTTGTTAAAGGCTGTTATGGTAGAAAAATTTTATATACAGATGTTGAAACCATCACAGCAGATAATATTGTCAATGTGGTGGGAGACTGCATCGGAAATTTTTATTACAACAAAACCATCATAGAATATCTTTGGCGATATTACAAAGGTGACCAGCCTGTTTTATACCGTGTAAAGGTGCAAAATGCTGATATTACAAACAAAATAGTAGAAAATCATGCGTATGAGATTGTTCAGTTCAAAGTAGGACAGACATATGGCGAGCCAATACAGTTTATCAGTCGAAAAGATGATGATGAAATTAATCGGGCAGTGGATGCGCTGAATGACTATCTTGTGGATGCGAATAAACAGGAAAAAGACATTAAAGCAGGAGAGTGGCAGTCAGCAACCGGAACATCTTTTAAGGCGGTAAGATTTGCAAATGGAGAAATACCATTTCAAATTGTTGCGCCTACTCCGATGAATACGTGTGTTATTTATAATCGGAGCACGGAAGAACCGTTGATTGCTGTACAGGAGCTTAAGGACGAAGATGGAAGATGGTACAAACTGTGCTATACAGACAATTATTCATGCAAAATTCAAAATGGAGTAGCTTCTGAATGGAAATTGCACGCATTTGGAATTATTCCTATTGTTGAGTTCCCAAACAACCATGAAAGAATATCGGACATTGAACTTGTCATAGGGCTCCTGGATGCCATAAACAACATGCAGTCGAACAGAATGGACGGAATTGAGCAGTTTGTTCAGTACTGGGTTAAGTTTGTGAACTGTGAAATCGACCAGAAAACGTTTGAAGAGATGAAAATAAGCCATGCTTTGACGGTAAAGTCCAATAACAAGGACAACAAAGCCGATGTTGAGATCATGACACAGGAACTTAACCAGAGCCAGTGCCAGGTAGCAAAAGATGATCTTTGGGACAATGCCTTATCAATTCTTGCCATACCAAACAAGCAGGGAAATACAGGCGGCGATACACAGGGCGCGGTAGAGTTGAGAAATGGTTGGGATTTTTCAAAAACAAGAGCAAAATTAAAAGACCCAATCGTGAAATCAGCAGAGAAGAGACTTGCAAAAGTTGTCTTAAATGTAATACGCGTTAAAGACCATGATTTGCATTTGTCAATAAGGGATTTTGATGTGCAAATCAATCACAGCCCGCAGGACAATATGTATACAAAGTCGCAAACACTATATCAGCTTTTAGAGTGCGGCATACATCCTCTTATTGCAATTAAAACGGTCGGACTCTGGGGCGATTCGGAAAAAACATTTTTGCAGTCTAAGCCATACATGGATGCTTTATGGAAAACTATTGATGATGCAGAAGAGCAGGAACAAAAAGCACAGGAAATTGTAAATCAATTAAATAAACAGCAAAATAAGACAGCTACCGAGTAATCGGCGGCTGTTTTTATTTTATAAAAATTCGCAAAGTTGTGAGCGTAAAAAACAACAGTGTCATTCGGTGTCGTTGCACCGCAAAAATTCGTAAAGACATATCGGAGGTAATCAATGAAAAGAGAAGAGTTAATTGCAATGGGTATCAGTGAGGAAAATGTTGAAAAAATCATTGCTGATTACGGCAGTGCCGTACAGAGAGAACAGGCAAAAGCAGCAGAGCTTAAGGCAAAGGCAGACAGCGCAGATGAGTTGCAGAAAAAGCTGGATGAAATGGAAGCAGGAAACCTCACGGAACTTGAAAAAGCAAACAAGGCGTTAGAGACAGCAAATCAGCAGATTGCAGATATGCAGAAGAAAAACGCCATTAGAGACCAGCGCGAAGCATTGATGGAAAAGTTAAAAATCAATGCAGAGCAGGCAAAATCCGTTGTCAAGGATAATGGAAGCCTTGATTATGACGCTCTTGGAAAGATTACAGCCGAAAAGGAAACCGCGGCAGCGCAGGCAAAGGAACAGGAGATTGCAAATAATTCTGAAAATCCGGGCGGCGGTACTGCATGTGGAGAGAATAAAAAAACGGCAGATGTTGAAAATGCCGAAAGTATCAGCTTTGGCGAACCGGCAAAAAATGCAGAAGCCAAAGACTATTATGTTTTATAGGAGGTAAATTATGGGAAAACCAATTGAAAGAGACTTTACACAGAGTAAAGGAATTTTAAAATTCTTTCCTTATGAGGGTGCGGCGTGCATCGTTCCGCAGACAATGGTAACAAGTGCCGATGCAAACGGAAAGAAGATTGCAAAGGCAGGGACACCGTTCCCAAGCAATGACGAATCTTGCAAAGGGTATCTTCTGGAAGATGTTGACGTAACAATGGGAGATGCGCCTGGAACTTATGTATATCAGGGTTCTATTGACAGCGCAAAGGTAACGGCAAATGGAGTGACCGTGGAAGCAACTGCAAAAGCAGCAACACCGCGTGTCACTTTTTTTGATTAAGAAATGGAGGTATTAGAGAATGGCATTACCATTAGCAGAAGCATTTACCGCAAGAAGTCTTGGGGTTATGTGGAATAATTATGAAAAAACGCTTGGTTCTGCGCCTTACTTAGGTAGACAGAAATTTAGAACCAGAAAACAGGACAGCCTTAAACTTAGATTTATCAAAGGGAAAAACGGTCTTCCGGTATCATTAAAGGCATCCAATTTTGATGCACAGGCAGAGCTAAGAGACGTCGGTAGATTTTCTGACATTCAGAACGAGATGCCTTTCTACCGTGAATCTTACATGGTAACAGAGCGTGAAGAGCAGGAGTATGCAAATTACCAGTCGGCAGAAAATTCCAACATGGCAAACCAGGTGCTTAGAGAAATCAGCAAAAAACCGATGATGCTGATTGATGGCGCAAGAGTAGTGCCGGAACGCCAGATTTGGCAGTTATTAGCACCATCTGATGGTATTCCAAGAGTACAGGTAACAATTGGTGGCAAGAGCTACTATGTTGATTATACTTCCGATAATGGAGTATCGCACAAGAGAGATCATTACAAGGATATTTCCGGAAGCGATACTGATAAATGGTCTGCACCAGAAACAGCAACGCCACTTGATGACCTTATCGAGATTAAACGTGAGTTTGCAAAGAAAACCGGATATTCCCTTGCACGTTTTAGCATGAATACAGAAACGTGGGAGATGGTTCTTAAGGCAGAAGACACAAAGAAACAGGTGCTTGGAATTACTGCTTACAATGGAGGTATTCGTTTACAGCAGGGGCAGGTTACAGAGTATCTTAGAGGATACGGCATCGAGATTGAAGTTTACGACAAACTTTACATCGACCCGGCAGACGGTGCCACCAAATATTTTATTCCTACAGGAGTTATTTCAGCGCAGGCATCCGGCGTGTACCTTGGAGATTATGTCTTTGGAAAGACACCGGAAGAGAGAAGCGGAAGTTTAACAGACGGAAACCTTTCTATTGTAGAAACCGGTATTTCGGTGTATACATACGCAACAAATCATCCGATCAACACTCATTGCGTTGTGTCAATGATCGGATTGCCTACTTTTGAGGGCATGGACAGCGTTGTTGTCATGAAAGTTGCGTAGGAGGTGCGGTATGATTGCTGAATACACGGTAAAGCGCAATGGAAAATGGTACAAAGCAGGAGATGAAATCCCGGACATTGTTCCGGGAGAAAAATCTTCCGGAGGGTACACCAAGACAGAGATTAACAGAATGAGCACTGCTGATTTACAGGCACTTGCCGCTGAACATGGGATCGAGGGTGCAGAAGAAATCAGTGGAGCGGAACTGAAACGCATTTTGATCGAGCAGTTCGGATTATAGGTAGGGAAGAATGGACGAATATACAACATTAGAGCAGGTCAAAATCAGACTGAAACAATTTCATATTGAAACCGTTACGGATGAAGATGGTGTTACTTCTGATGTTGTCGTGTTCGACCAGAAAGAAGATAATCCTTACATCGAACAGCTTATCAAGCAGGCAAGAAATGAAGTGGTAAGCAAGCGGAATTACCCGGAAAGCTACACGGATGAAAAAATATCCGAAGACTTGAAACAGTTTGAGGATGTAATCGTCAATTTAGCCTTGTACGACCATTCACAGGCAGGAGAAGCCTATATGGCAAGTTATTCAGAAAACGGCGTAAGCCGTAGCTGGAAAGACAGGGAAAGCTTGTTTGTTGGAGTATTTCCGTTTGTAAAAGCATTATAACCGTATGGGATTCCATCTGGTTAGAAGATTGTGCGTTACGTTTTGCCGACGTCGGCAAAACGTAGCAGGCGGCACACATTGAGCGGGG